GGTGCTCAGATCCTAAAAACGTCATCAAAGACCTCCCAACAGTTGGCTTACCTGGAGACTATTTCTACTCTCCAATGCAGCTCCAAGGAGACTGGGGGGATTACGCAGAAACAATCTGCTCTGTTGACCCGTCGGGTCGTGGCTCAGATGAGACGGCAGCAGCTTTTATCTCCCAACGAAACGGTTTCTTGTACCTGCATGAGGTGCGAGCTTACCGAGACGGATACTCAGACAATACGCTTCTGGACATTCTAAAAGGGTGTAAGAAGTTCGGGGTAACGAAGCTAGTTATTGAGACGAACTTTGGTGACGGTATCGTTGCTGAGCTATTTAAGAAGCATCTACAACAAACTAAACAAGGTATTGACGTAGAAGAGGTACGTGCAAATGTCCGTAAAGAAGACCGTATTATTGATGCCCTTGAGCCTGTCCTTAATCAACACCGCCTTATTGTTGATCGCTCTGTCATCGAGTGGGACTTTAGATCAAATCCCGACGAAGCTCCAGAGAAGCGTCTCCTCTATATGCTCTTCTATCAAATGAGCCGGATGTGTCGTGAACGGGGTGCCGTTAGACACGACGACAGATTAGACGCCCTAGCACAAGGTGTTAAATACTTTACAGATGCTATGGGTATCTCCGCTCAAGAAGTCATTAATGAACGGAAACGTGAGGAGTGGAACGACATGCTAGCCGCCTTTATAGACGACCCACAAACTGAGACAAATCATATTGTTTTAGGTATGAATATGGCTCAAAAACAACAAGCAAGAGGTGGTGGTAAAAACTCAGTCCCCACCTGGGTTTAAACCGATCCCACATGTATAAGGGGGAAGGGAAGGGTGGACCCAACCCCCGACGGGAGGGAATCGAGACAAGCTCTCTTCCCTCCTTTTACTACTACTGGATAGTAGACATTAAATTCTTCATCTCCATCCCCCACCTTTTGAATATTAGGCACTGTATCCTACTGTATGCATAACGTAGAACTAGTTCATGTTACACCCGACGCTGAATCCTTAATAGCGTACATGGCTAGGGTATCTAACCCATCCAACCAAACAAACACTGAAACATCTCCAAAGCTCATCAGGTATCTGATCAAGCATAAACATTGGAGTCCTTTTGAAATGGTGAATATGTGTGTAGAAATAGAAACTACACGCAGTATAGCCGCTCAAATCCTTCGTCACCGGTCCTTTAGCTTCCAAGAGTTTTCTCAACGGTACGCTCAGGCTTCCCAACTGGGCTCACCGGTTACACCGGAACTCCGTTTACAAGATACGAAGAACCGACAGAACAGTATTGAGGTAGAAGAAGAAGATCTATTTCTAAAAGATAGAATTAGATACCTCTACAAGCACGCTGAACAGGTCTACGAAGCCCTTCTGGAGGCTGGAGTGGCTAAAGAGTGTGCAAGGGACGTTTTACCGCTCTCAACGCCTACCAGGCTCTATATGAACGGTACTTTGCGGTCTTGGTTGCACTATTGTGACCTCCGTTGTGCCAATGGGACGCAAAAGGAGCACAAACAGATTGCAGATGGTGTTAAACAGCTTATCGCAGTCCAGTTTCCGCAAGTTTATACCGCTATGTGGTCGGAATAACAGCTATGCTTAAGTTTTTAGTCATTATTATGCTGACTTTTACCGCCATAGAGGCGGCTCACCTGAATTATCACGTCCAACAAGAGGTTATAGACTCTTATGTCCACGACTGATCCTGTTTGGTCCGTGATAATCGGGCTTTTACTGCTTTTAACTGGCGTAATCTGGGTTATCTGGGCTATCCTGGTAAAATTTTGACAAAAATTTCTGAAGCCTTATATCATATTAACAATTCTTATCATTCCCCCATAGGGGGTATCAAAATTGCTAATCGTTCCGCTCGGCTTCGCCTCGCTCCGTTTGCCCGTGTTGTGCTGTATAATGCCGCGGCCAACGGGGCGCTGGGGGAGCGAGCGAAGCGAGCGGGCGGCAAGGGGGCGCTCCACTGGTGATACGAATACGTATTAATAACAAACATTGATAACAATATGTAAAAATCAAAACATCTGTCAGGCGATCAGTCGGTGGAGCGCCAGTTGGGGATGTGCACACCACACGATCAACACGGTGCGACGGCGTGCCATACTGCGTATGTCCACTGATGAGACACATGACCAAGCGCATCAAGCTCCAAAACGTGACGTTCACTCTGGGTGATGAGCCTATGCGTGAGCTGCTCTGGTGTGAGAAGCTGGGCAAGGGTAAGCGACACAAAGCCGCCAAGATCAACGGCGTGTTGGTCGGTGAGCCTGAGGTCTTCCACGAGGTTTAGCCAATCTGCAGGCTGTCCACTACCACTTGCAATCAGCCTCAACCTCTGCCATACTAAGAGAGTCCACCAAAGGACACCAACCACATTCACCAACCAACCATGTTCGTCCGTATTCCCAACCGCACCTCTGACGCTGTTGCGTTCATTCAAGCTTCGCCTGTGCTCGGTGTTGTGCTTGTTGAGTTCACCAACGGTTATGCATACGAGTACACCAACGTTAGCCGTCGTGCTATCACCAACCTGATCCTCAATCCTAACATGTCCCTTGGTTTCTGGGTTAACACCAACTGCATTGCACCTAAGCGTGTCCAGTGTGAGCGTCTTGCCTTCGCCTGATACAGTTAACTGACACCCAACAACACTAACAACAACACCATGCTTTTCTTCACCCAAGAACTTACCGACGCCCTCGCAGATCGTTTCGATGACATCGCTGAGATCAGTGACATTGCCTTGCACGGTTGTAGCGGTGGTGTGTCTGGTTTCATCTATCATACCGAGTGTGCTGAGTTCTTTGATCGTCACGAAGACAGTATCGAAGACGTTTGCTATGACATGCTCGGTGATGACTGGATGGCTACGCTAACCAAACAAAACAAGATTGCATCCATTCTTGAGCTTAAGACTGCTGCAGTTTGGTTCACCGTTGAGGCATACTGTCAAGCCATCATGCAAGACATCGAAGAAAGTCAAGCTGCTTAATTATACATTTCACATTCACTGCCTCAACTAACCAATGCCTGAAACTAACATCATCCTCGCCGTTATTGGCGTTGTAGGATTGTTGTCTACCCTTGCTGTTTATTCACGCGCAAACAATGCTAGCCTGTCCTATGAAAAGCGACTTGTACGACAGCGAAACATTGTCGATGTGGCATCAGAGGATGAGTGATTGTATCCGCGCAATGGATGCACCGTGGCAGTCTACAATTAACAAAACTAATCACGGATATGCCACGTGGTTAAGAATTTATCTGCAATACGTTGAGGTATTAAATGACTAGAACTCGTGAGTGGCTGCTATACAATGCAGTCGAAGCTTGGCTCCATCACTATAGCAACCCACCATCAGAAACAGTGGAACAGTATAAGAAACTCCGTGAAGAGCTTCATGACAATTTCCACGCGTCACTAAAACTCAGGGACGCACCTACCAAACCAACTACAACACGGAAGCGTTCCAATGCAAAACCGCCAACCAAAACTGTTTAACGTTACACTTCGTTCAGGTACTATCAGTTTGCTAGCACCCGATTCCGAATCTGCCGCATGGATGGCTCTGGAGTTGTCCCGTGAACGTAACGATGAACTAGTTGATGTGAGGCAAGCTGATGAGTGGTAAACCGTATTATCCCAACAACTGGGAAGCGTACAAAGATGCACCCGATGAAGCTTTCATCCCGCATACATTTGAGGAGCTTATGTCGTGGAAGGTAGCAGGTTGGGAGCTTCCTTCGTCTGTCTGCTGCATCATTCGTGCAGAGACTAAAGGCAAAGTCAAAGAGTACGTGTACCAGAAGCAGTACGCTGCTGAGAACAAAGTTAAAAGTCTGATGGCAGAGGGTGCACACTTCACCGTCTGCACTGATGAAGCTATCCATTTCGTTTCCCCCGATTCTACAGATGTCATTGATTACGAGTGAACAGTATTATGAGCTGGCTGAGGATTACCCAGAGCTAGCACAACTTATTCACATTCACGATTCTGAGGAGGAGTTTATTGATTACACAAGCGGAGATTGATGCACAAGTTGCGTTTGAACGTGAGGCTATATCTCACGGTCTGAACAAACTACACAGAAACACACACGAACTAGAGAACAAATCGTATGCCTCTGCTAGTGTGTACGGTGTCGCATCTATCGATGTTCTTCTCCCCAAACTTGTCCAGTACATTGATGAAACAACCCACGACAGACTTACACGTGGTAGAGGTCATCAATTCCAACTTATCAAAACTTATGTAGCACAGCTTGAAACATTAGCATCTGCTACCATTGCACTCAAGGTTACATTTGATAAGGTATTCTCATACAAAGACAAAGCCAATCAGGCTGTCAATGTATTAGATTCCATTGGTCGTGCTATTGAAGATGAGTGCCAGATGAGGCACTACGAAGCTAAAGCACCTGGACTACTTGAGACCCTCAAGAAAAACTATTGGCACAAATCGATTGGCACTCAACAAAAACTGACTGTCATTCGTACACTCATGAACCGCTACGACATCGAGAAGTGGCAGGCATGGGGACGTGATAATCGTGTCAAGCTAGGTGGTTGGCTGCTTGATTGCATCTGCAATGTTAGCGGCTGGTTTGAAACTCTTGTAGTTCAAGAGCGCAACAAACGGGTACAATATGTAGTCCCGACCGCCAAGTTCATGGATCTCAAGGACGCACTGATGCGTGATGCTGAGCTGTTCAGCCCGCTTGCGTGGCCAATGCTCATCCCTCCCAACGATTGGAGCAACGATCAAGCTGGGGGCTACGTTCTCAACGAGGTTATGCGTGGTCATGATCTTGTGCGACGTGGACAGGGCGGATGTATACAGGGGGAGAAACCACTGCAATTCTTGAACAAGATTCAGAAGGTCTCCTACTGCCTAAACCCCTTTATTGTAGAGGTAGCTGAGAAGTTAGATGAGTTAGAACGACCAGTTGGTAAGTTCCTTCCCATCGTCCACTATCCCCTTCCTCCTAAACCAGTAGACATTGCGGAGAACGAAGAAGCTAGAAAGTCTTATAGACGTGAAGCTGCTGAAGTTCGTAACCGTCAAGCTAATGAGTTTAGGAAGTCATGTCGTACTCGCATGACGATGGAAGCAGTGAAGAGGTTCAAGGATAAAGAGAAGTTCTACATTCCGTGGTCGTTTGATTACAGAGGTAGAGCCTATCCTATCCCTGCGTTCTTAACTCCACAGGATACAGACTTTGGAAAAAGTTTGTTGAAGAGTTATGAGCAATCCTACATGACTCCTGAAGCTGAGGACTGGTTAGCTTTCCAGGTCGCAACTACGTATGGTCTTGACAAAGCACCTATGCAAGAACGCTTGCAATGGGTGAAGGACAATACCACATTCATCAAACGTGTTGCGCTAGATCCCATTGGTTACTTACCTGAGTGGGAGGAGGCTGATGAGCCTTGGCAGTTTCTAGCAGCTTGTGAGGAGTACTACCATTGTGTGGTCGCCTGTGATCGCAGTCACACCTCGTTATTTGTAGCTACTGATGCTACATGCAGTGGTCTACAAATCCTCGCAGGTCTTGCACGAGATAAGTCCACAGCACAGCTTGTAAACGTCCTGCCTGGTGATAAGCCGCAGGATGCATACAAGGTCGTTGCTGAACAAGCTAAGCCTTACAGTCCTGCCTCAATACGTCCTCACATGGACAGAAAAACGGTCAAACGTGTAGTCATGACCGTGCCTTACAATGCTAAACCTTACTCCAATCGTGGGTACATCAGAGATGCATTGAAGGAAAAAGGTATTGAGATTGACAAGGATGACTTGACAAAGACTGTCAAAGCTGTTAGAGATGCTATGGATGTCGTTGTTCCTGGTCCTATGGCTGTCATGTCGTGGATTGAGGACGAGGTATCCAAGGCTATCGACAGGGGTGAGACAGAGCTTACATGGACTACTCCTTCAGGGTTCGTTGTTACTCAACGCCTGATGAAGAAGGAGAAGGTGACTGTTAAACTACAGTTACTTGGTCGTTGTGAGCTAGAGGTCGCCGTTGACGACAGTAAAAAGGTTGATAAGCAGCACCACAAGAACGCGACTGCTCCCAACCTTATTCACTCATTGGATGCGTCGCTGCTACACCTAGCTGCTTTACGCTTCAATGCACCGATTGCTCTCATACATGACTCCGTGTTGTGTCGTGCTACAGACATGTCTACACTCAGCACAATCGTGCGTGAGACGTACATGCACCTGTTCGCAGAGCATGATTACCTTCGAGACTTTGCGCAACAGATAGGCGCAGAGACTGAACCTCCGATCATTGGCGACCTGGAACCAGAGTCAGTGATTGAATCCACTTACTTCTTCTGCTGATGGAACTCCAGCTAAATCATCCGTATGAGTTTGATTTTACAGGGACTATATCTTTTGGTAATCTAGATCCTGACTTTCTCTACGAAATGTTTAGGGATGGTAGATTCTGTTGTGAACCGCTGTCCCGACATCTAGAGCAAACTTTTGACGATCTCGTTTTTGTCGATCGCAAGGGTTATGATTTTACTTGGCGTAACCGCAAGGTAGAGAAGAAACAAATCACCAACAATGGTCTTAAGTTCTGTCCATCTTCAATGATAGGAGCTGGGCGCAAGGTTAACTACGATGAAGTGACTTCTCACATTTTAGATAATCACTTATTGTATGTTTTAGCAGACATCACAGAATTCCCAAAAGTTCGCGTAGCTTTCGTAGAGGGTCTGCAGTTACTTGATAATTGCTCAAGCAAAAACTGCAGCTTTAGTAAAACCAACGCACTTAAATTTTTTAATGCAATTAAACCCAAACAAAAACACTCCAGACAAAGATATAGTTTACACGCCTAGAGAACTAGCACGTGAGATCATTGATCACTATAACCCGACTGGGGTAGTCCTTGATCCGTGTAAAGGGGATGGAGCCTTCTCTGATCAAATCAAAGATTGTCTTTGGTGTGAGTTAGAGTTAGGCTCTGATTTTCTTAAATGGACTACGCATGTAGATTGGATTATTACCAATCCACCTTGGTCTAAGATGCGTGAGTTCTTAAGTCACGGGATGGAGGTAGCAGATAACATAGTGTATCTCACCTCTATCAATCACTACACCACTAAGCGACGCATAAAAGATATGCGTGAGGCTGGGTTTGCAATCAAAGAGTTTTATTGCATACCGACACCTAAAACTTTCCCGCAGTCCGGCTTCCAGTTAGCTGCAATCCATACCCAACGTGGTTATACCGGAAGTATAGCCATGAACTACTCCCCACACATTCACATTAATGACCCGCACCATCCACAAAACTGAACAGCCTGTTGTCCTTGAAGGTTACCAAGCTGTGCTGAAGCCGAGTAAGTTCGGCTATTCTTTGTCTGCCCTTGTCGATGCTGACCTCGTTGAGAAACTTGAGGAGGATCGAGCTGAGTCCCTGAAGTGGGCAGAAACCAAACTGAAGAACCCCAAGCGTTCTACCCTCAAGCCTGAGCCTTGGGAAGAAGTTGCTGAGGGTCAATACAAGATCAAGTTCTCCTGGAATGAAGAAAGCAAACCTCCCGTTGTCGATACTGAGGGCACTCACATCACCGATGAGTCTGTTCCTATGTACTCTGGCAGTCGTGTGAAACTCGCCTTCTACCAGAAGCCCTACATCCTGCGTGATGGTGTCACCTACGGCACGTCGCTCAAGCTTGTGGGCGTCCAACTCGTGGCATTGAACAACTCTGCTGCTGTTGACACTGGCGACATGGCTGCTGAGGATGTTGCTGCTCTGTTCGGCACAACCACCGGGTTCAAAGCATCTGAGCCTAACGTTACCACCACTGAAACCACCCCTGACGATGATTTTTGAATACGACGTTGTAAAATCTGAACTGGGCGGGCTGTATGAAGCCACCCTTACTGTTGAACTGCCGCGCATCACTGTCCAGCGGTTCAAAGCTGATCGATCCGATTTTAAATACGAGCTGCGTCGTGCGGTCTCGGAGATCGTCGAAGAGATCATCGAAAAACAACTTGACGACTGATGTATAGGTCAGGCTTAGAGGGCAAGGTTGCTGACCTGCTCTCTAGCTTGAAAGTTAAGTACGAATACGAAACACACAAACTCGCATACGTTCTCGAATGCAACTACATCCCCGACTTTCTTTTGCCGAATGGAATCTATCTCGAAGTAAAGGGAAGATTGACGAGCGAGGATCGCCGCAAGATGAAAGCCGTGAAGAAGAGCAATCCCGAGTTAGATATTCGCTTCGTCTTTCAAGCACCATTTAACAAGATCTACAAAGGATCTAAAACAACATACGCCAAGTGGGCGGAGAAATCTGGTTTCCCTTGGTGTTCATATCAATCAATACCTATTGACTGGCTCACATGAGCGAGAGCGAATTTGTAAGACATGAGCCTTGTGTAAACTGTGGATCATCAGATGCAAACTCCTTGTACTCTGATGGTCACAGCTTTTGTTTCTCATGCAACACGTACACCCACGGAGACAATGCTGTTGAACACATTCATCAAATGACCACCGCAATTCAGATGCGAGGATCAGCCGAACGGCTGCAGAAACGCCGCATCTCGGAGAAAGTTTGCAAGCAATACCGCATCCATAAGGACGGGCAGGTGTTGCGCTTCCATTACTTCAGTGAGTCTGGTGTACTAGAAGGATGTAAAAACAAAACTAAAGACAAAACCTTTACGTATGAAGGAACCGCCCCTAGCTGCCTTTTTGGGCAGCACCTGTTTCCCTCATCTGGCAAGCGGGTCGTCATCACTGAAGGCGAACTCGATGCAGCTAGTTGTCAGGAAGCTATGCCGGGGTGGCCGATGGTATCTCTACCTAGCGGTGCCGCTTCGGCTAAGAAGTCGATTCAACGGGCTATCCCATGGCTCCAGGGTTATGAGGAGATTGTCCTGTTCTTCGACAACGATGAGGCGGGCCGCAAGGCGGCGGAGGATGCAGCAAGCGTCCTTCCACCTGGCAAGACGAAGATAGCCCGCTTAGAGACGCACAAAGACGCCTCTGACGCGCTTCAGGCACACGATGAGCAGCTAGTCCGTGAGGCTATCTGGAACGCTACACCGTACCGTCCTGATGGCATCGTCGATGGCAAGTCGCTACTTGAACTTGTAACTACTCCCTCACCTCCTGCAGATCATGACTATCCGTTTCAAGGAATACAAAACAAGCTGCACGGGATCCGATACGGAGAGCTTGTTACGATTACTGCAG